GTACCAAAACACCCTTTATCAACTTACCCTTCAGTAAGGAAAAATCATGAGTACCTTCCAATTAGACCCAAACCAAGTTGCCTATGGCGTAGCAAGCAATGGCACGACTCAAGTGGCAACAGTTACGATCTCAAGCGTTCAGATGACCGCTTTTGGTGCAAACACAACAATGATTCGTATTGCCTGTGCTCAAGGTCATTGCCATTATGCAATTGGCACTAGCCCAACAGCAAGCATTACAACTTCAGCGATGATTCCACAAAATTGCGTGGAAATTGTCAAAGTCACGCCTGGTCAAAAGATTGCATTTATCAAAGATGCGACTATTACCACTTCAACTGTTTCTGTAACAGAACTTATCTAAGGAGTATCCATGAAGATGAAGTCCCCTGCCGCTAAGAAAGTATCTAAAGTCATGAAAGAGTATGGTGCTGGTAAATTGCACTCAGGCTCTAAGAAAGGCCCTGTGGTCAAGTCACAGAAGCAAGCCGTTGCCATTGCCTTATCTGAGGCTGGTATGAGCAAACCGAAGAAGAAAAATGGCTACTAAGCAAGGACTCTATGCCAATATCCATGCTAAACAGGCAAGGATAAAGGCTGGTTCAGGCGAAAAGATGCGTAAGATTGGTAGCAAAGGCGCACCAACTAAACAAGACTTTATGCAATCTGCTAAAACTGCGAAGAAGACAAAAAAGGTGAAGTGATGAAATCTCCTGCTTGGCAACGCTCCGAAGGTAAAAATGTTAAGGGCGGGTTGAACGCCAAGGGAAGATCATCTTATAATGCAGAAACTGGGGGAAACCTCAAGCCACCTGTTAAGTCAGGTGACAATCCAAGACGGGCTTCTTTTCTCGCTAGGATGGGCAACATGGAAGGCGCAGAGTATAAGGATGGCAAACCTACTAGGTTGCTACTTTCTCTGCAAGCATGGGGCGCATCATCTAAGGCAGACGCAAAGGCAAAAGCAAAAGCGATTTCGACAAGAAATAAAGGAAAGAAGTAGTCTATGGCTCTACCTACCTATTTACAGTTAGTTAATGATGTTTTGGTTCGTATGCGTGAACCAACTGTATCAACTGTTTCCGAAAATACAGTTTCTGCCCTTGTAGGCAAGTACATCAACGATGCCAAGCGTCAAGTCTCTGATGCTTATGATTGGGATGCTTTTAATACCCCAATTACTGTAAGCACTATTGCCAATACAACTGGTCCATATAGCATTACGGGGGCAGGGGTGCGTTTTAAGACTATGGATGTGATTAACACCACTAGTTTTTATCAAATGTCGCCTTTGTCTCATGCCAACTACGATTCGTTTTACTACACAACGCCAACCCCTACAACTGGTTTGCCAATGTATTACTCAATTAAGGGTGTAGATACAAATGGTGATATTAAGGTCAACTTTTGGCCTGTTCCTGATGCTGTATACAGTATTCGGTTTAGTTTGATCGTTCCTGAAGCAGATTTTTCCACAGACTCATCTACAACCCTGTTGGCAAAAGAACCTATTGTTTTGGGTGCATTTGCTCGTGCTTTGGTTGAGCGTGGTGAAGATGGTGGTTTGAGTAGTTCAGAGGCTTATGCGCTATACAAGTCCTCTATGTCTGATCTGATTGCTTTGGAATTGGCTAGATCGCCTGAAAACGACACGTTTGAGGCTGTTTAATGTCTCAACCGATTCAAGCCTTTTCGATAACAGCCCCAGGCTTTTTGGGGTTAAACACCCAAGATTCGTCGTTGGATTTGGCTCAAGGCTTTGCACTTATTGCGAATAACTGTGTGATTGACCAATATGGTCGTATCGGGGCTAGAAAAGGTTGGACAAAAGTTAATTCTGCTACGAATTCTGATTTGTCTACCAATGATATTACCTCTATTGGTGAGGTGGTGACTGCTGATGCTACCTCCTACACCATCATGGCAGGGAATAACAAACTCTTTAAGTTAAGCACCACAACCTTGGTGACTTTGACCTATGGAGGAGGGGGTACTGCCCCGACTATTACTGCAAGCAATTGGCAGATGGTTTCATTGGCTGGCGCACTCTATTTGTTCCAATCTGGGCATGATCCTCTAGTCTTTGATCCATCCTTGTCTACAACGACTTATAGACGCATTAGCGAGTTAACTGGCTATGCTGGTACTGCTCAGTTGGCAAACACGGCTTTAAGTGCCTATGGAAGGCTTTGGACAGCAGATGTATCTACTGAAAAACTGACAGTCCAATGGTGTGATACAAAGTTGGCAAACAAGTGGAATACTGGTACTGCTGGTACTTTGGATACCACGACTGTTTGGCCTAGAGGTGGCGATGTAATTGTCGCTTTGGGAGCGCATAACGGCTTTTTGTTCATCTTTGGTAAGAACAATATTCTTGTTTACCAAGGTGCAACAACTCCGTCAACCATGACTTTACAGGATGTCATTACAGGTATTGGCTGTATGGCTAGGGATTCCTTGGCTTATACGGGTACTGACCTGATTTTCTTGTCATCCACAGGTGTGCGTAGTGCCTTGAGGACTATCCAAGAGAAGTCTATGCCCTTGCGTGACTTATCTAAGAATGTGCGTAATGACCTAATTTCTGCTGTGGCTGGGGAAACCTTGTCCACAATCAAGTCGGTGTACAACAGCAAAGAAGCCATTTACTTACTAACTTTGCCCGTATTGAAGTCGGTTTACTGCTTTGATATGAAGGGAACTTTGCCCGATGGTGCGGCAAGGGTTACTACATGGGACTCTATGGAGCCTAAATCATTCTTGACTAAGCAAGATGGTACTTTGTACATAGGAAAAGGGGGCTATCTTGCTACCTATTCTGGCTATCTTGACAATGACACAACATACCGCTTTCAGTATTTTACGAATCATACTGATTTGGGTCAGGCTTCTGTTACGTCTATTTTGAAGAAACTCAAGGTAGTTGTGATTGGTGGTAGCAATCAGTATGTGACCTTTAAGTGGGGGTATGACTTCACAGGCAACTATTACTCACAATCGGTTGAAATACCCGCACAAGGGGTTTCATATTATGGTATTGCTGAATACAATTACGGGGCTGAGTACTCGCCTGGCGTTGCCTTGCAGACATTGAGCGTTTATCCGACTGGTTCGGGAAAGGTTATTCAGACTGGCTATGAGATGGATATCAATAGTTTGGCTTTGAGTATCCAAAAGATTGAGATATTTGCTAAAAACGGCAAGATTACGTAAGGAAATGACATGAGCGACTACACCAAAGCAACCAATTTCACCAGTAAAGATAGTCTTTCTTCTGGCAATCCTTTAAAGATTGTTAAGGGAACTGAGATTGATACTGAGTTCAACAACATTCAGACTGCTATTGCGACTAAAACTGATAATGCAACCGCCGCTATAACTGGTGGCTCTATTACTGGTATTACTGATTTGGCTGTGGCTGATGGTGGTACTGGTGCATCGACTGCTTCTGGTGCAAGAACAAACTTAAGTGCCGCATCATCTGGTGCTAACTCTGACATTACATCTATTACTGGTTTGACAACGCCATTGACTGTTGCACAAGGTGGTATAGGTGCGGCTACTTTGACTGCAAACTATGTTTTGTTAGGTAACGGAACTAGCGCACCACAAACAATTGCTCCTAGCACTTCTGGCAATGTTTTGACCTCCAATGGAACTACATGGGCATCAACTGCTCCGTCATTTAATGGAACAGTTACTTCAGTATCAGGAACAAACGGATTAACTGGAACAGTTACGACTAGCGGTTCGTTATCTATCGATACATCTACTTATGCTATTGGACAATGTAGCATTGCAAGACCTAATAATGCTACTTTATATTCTGTTGGCAACACTATTTCTGGTTCTAGTTTATATACTGGCGGGGGTTCTATTGTATGGACTACAGCGGGCTCTGGTGCTTGGACTTCGCCTTATGGTAATCCAACAACTAATCCAACTTTAATCAACACAGGGACTTGGAAATGTATAAGCCAAGCAACTCAAGTAAATGATGGATGTCGCAATTATGGAATTATGGGATTATGGGTAAGAATATCTTAAATTAAAGGACTAAATATGTTAACTATTGAACAAATTAGAAATTCTATATGGAAAAATCAAGATCATACTTTGATTGAATGCGAAGTTAAATTTGTTGAACACAATGAGTTTTTACCTTTTGGTGCTTTTATAAATGGCGATCAATATGCATATACAAAAGAAGTTTTTGATCGCGCAAGTTCTGGAGAGTTTGGAGATGTTTTGCCCTATGTGCCAGAACCAGAACCAACACCACCAACACAACCAGCAACAACAGGCTCACAAACTTTATGACAATTAAAACTGTTATTGCACCAACTCATCAAGTTACTTATGATGGTGCGACAGTTAATGTTTATCATGCTAACAAAGGCGAAGGTCTGTCAAAACACCAGCATACATATGCACATTTAACTATTTGCCATGCTGGTAGTTGCATTATTCGCAAAGAAGGAATTGAGAAAGTGATTGACAAGTACACACAACCGATAAACCTCAAAGCGGCTGAATGGCATGAAATTGAGGCATTGGAAGATGGGACTGTATTTGTGAATGTGTTTGCGGAAGGCAAGTATTGAAAGTAGAAGTAATCAAAACCAAGAATTACATTGTGTATTTTGAGCATGATTGTGGATTTACCTTCATTCATTGTGATTGCATGAAATGGAACAAAAGCGTTAAAAAGCAGTTAAAGATTGATTTTGATGCGTTGTTCAAGTCCTATAAAAAGGATATTTATGCGATACATGAGATTGGTGACGTAAAGCATGAAAAGTTTGTAAGTATTTTTGGTTTTGAGTATTTCAAGGATTTTGTTGGTATGGACGGCAAATCAAGACAGATGTTTGTTAGGAGAACATAATGGGAATGGAATCAGCACTTATTGGTGGAGGAATGTCGCTATTAGGCGGTGCGCTTGCTGGAGGTTCTGCGGCAGATGCGGCAAGATCGTCTGCTGATGCACAGGTTCGTGCGGCTCAAATAGCGGCAGATGCGGCTAAGTTCCGTCCTGTTGGCATTACTAATCGTTACGGCTCAAGCAACTTTCAAACAGATGCTAATGGGTATTTAACGGGGGCTGGTTATAACGTATCCCCTGAGTATCAAGCCTATCAAAACCAATTATCTAGTTTGATGGGTCAGCAATTAGGTCAGGCAGAGCAAGCACAACAGCAATATGCTCCATTAACGGGTGCGGCAGGAAATCTTTTTAACCTTGGTCAACAGTATTTAGCCCAATCTCCTCAAGAAGCGGCTCAACAATACATGACTAATCAACTTGCATTGCTTGCTCCTAGTCGTGAGCAACAGTCTGCTCAATTGATGAACCAGTTGCAAAACACAGGTCGTACAGGTTTGTCTGTGGCTCAAGGTGGTAATTTGATGGCGGCTAACCCAGAAGCGGCGGCTCTTGCTAATGCTAGGGCTATGCAAGACCTTCAATTGGCGGCTAATGCTCAACAGGCTGGTCAACAACAAACTGCTTTTGGTGCAGGATTGTTTGGTCAAGGCGCAGGATTACTTGGTCAGTATCAACAAGGTCAAGTTGGTGCATTGTCTCCATTCCAGACATCGTTAGGTGTACAAAGTGGAATTGAGCAACTTGGACAACAACCATTGACATTGGGTGCTGGTTTGGGTGGTCAAGCGGCGGCTTATGGAGCAAACTCAGGTAGATTCTTGTATGGTGGTGGCATGGGTGCGGCAGGAACAATGCAAAATGCTAATGCTTATAGCCCACTAGGAACTGCTTTGACAAACGCTGGAACTAATCAGCAGTTAGGTCAAGGAATTAGTAACTGGTGGAACAATGCAAATCTTATGAATAATGTAGTTCCACAATCTACATTTACTGGTGGAATAACTCCTAGTGAATTTTCCAACTATCAAAGCATGGGCATATTTTAAGGAGTAACCAAATGGCAGATTCAATAGTAGGTGGTTTGTTTGGTATGACTCCTGAGATGTACCAACAACAGCAAAATCAAAACGCATTAAAACAAGCATCTGAGTTAGCACAACTTGATCCTTTTGCCCTTGCTAAAACAGGCATTGGCTATGGCGCTAATCGTTTGGCAGGTGCTGTTGGTGGTGCGTTGGGTGGTCAAGACCCACAATTACAGTTAATCAGCATAAGAAATGCTGTAATGAAAGAAGTAAATCCTAATGATCCAAATTCCATAATGGAAGGGGCTAGAAAATTAGGGCAATTTGACCCTGTTGGTGCAAATGCTTTGGCTCTTGAGGCTCGGAAAGCGGCAGAATTAATTGCAAGAACAGGAAAAGAAAACCAACAAATTAATACGCTTAGAGCGCAAGAAGATTTAGCAAGAACTGGTAAAAAGCCAACAAAAGTTTTAGAAGCAGAAGCACTTGCAGATGCAAAACAAGCATTAAGTCTTTTAGAAAAAGATACGCCAGAATACAACAGACAAAAAAATATAATTGCTCAAATCCAAAGTGGAGATACAGATGTAATAGAAATTGGCGTACCAAATCAACCGAATATGCGTCAAAAAGTAATTATTAACAAACAAGACCCAAATGCTGGATACATACCTCTTGGAAATCCATATTCAGGACTGACATCATCTATCAATATGCCTCTTGATATAAAAATGACTAATCAAGAGTTGGATTGGAGAAAACAATTCCTTACTGAAAATAAACCTGTAATAGATCAAGGCGCAAATGTTCGTCAATCTA